GATGATTATCAGAGATGGAAGAATGGCGGAAAATCAGCCATAGACTGGTCTAATTGGACAGAAGGCATAGAAAGTGCTTTTACCATATTGAAGGAAGTCTATGACCAGATAATTGGATTTAAAGATAAAGTAATTGAAGCTTTTAGCAGCTTAGATCCGGCAGTTCAAAATACTTTAAAATCTTTCGGACTATTGGGTGGAGTCAGTGTTATTTTTGCCCGGCTCTTATCAGGCTTTAAAGTTTTTGATTTAGCCAAGCTGTCGGTTCTTAAGTTTTCTGGTGTTTTAAAGGCACTGTTTAAATTATTTTCTTTTACTCCAATTGGACGTGCTGTAGCACTAATTGGCTTATTGATTTCTGCAATTGGCTTTTTGATTAAGGATTTCAATAAATGGAAAAATGGTAGTGAATCTCTTTTGCCATGGCAAAAGTGGTCCACCAGTATTGATCGGATCATGGATAAGATTAGAAGCTTTATTAGCCTCTTGGGAGGGGTCAAAGATAAAGTGATTAACTTTGTTCAAAAGATTCTGACAGATCCAGCCAGCGCAATTAAAGAAGTAGCAGAAGCGGCTAGTGAAGAATTAAATAATTTGAACGAAAGTGAACCCGTCAGAAAGATTAATGAAGTCGCAGAGCAGTTTATCAATGGTGGGCAGACTGTTTTAAATGGTCTGGTGGGGCTGACTAAAAATGCTTTTGGCATAAGTGATAAGCAGTCTAAACAGGATGCCGCTAAGTTGACTGAACGGGTCAATGATGTTGCTCAAAAAGGTGTTGAAGCTGTGGTGAATGTTGGTAAGTCGGTTGATCAGACTGTGAAAATGTCATTATCAACAACAAAGGTTGGCAAAGAGCTTAAACTCTCAGAGCAAGATATAGTTGATATCATGAAGGTTGCATCAACAGAGGTTGTTGGTAGTTTAAAGGGTAAAAACTTTGAAAATCAGGCTGCTGGGGTTGTTGACACAATACTGAATAGGGCTGCATCAGGGAAGTTCGGTAAGAGCATCAGAGATGTTGTAAATCAAAAAAATGCTTTCTCAGATATTAATGCACAGAGAAAAAGTGCTTACGGAAAAGTCCAAAATGTACCAATGAGTCGAGTTTCAAAGAGAATGGAATTGTTTGTTCGCTCATATATTGAAAAGCGTGCACAGGGCAAAAAATCTATTGTCGGGAATAATATCTCTTATGCCAATCCAAATTTTTTAGGCGAAGCAAGTGCGGCCACAAAAAAATGGGTTAGAGAGGTTGAAAAACAGGCAAAAGAGAGCGGTCAAATATTTGGCGCAGGAAATGCAATTCATGTTCATGGCACGCCAAGCTTAGATAAAGCTAAGATGCCAAAACCTTACTATATTTCAACACCAACAACGAGTAAGCAAAATGTTAATCGAAGTAATTTAAGCCAAGCTACCTTGAAAAATATTCAGCTAAACAACACATCTCCACCAACAGGTAATCCCAATAAGGAGCAGGTAAATCAAACCAATTCAAACACCAAGTCATCCCAGGTTACGATTCATCAAGAATACAAAACTGAGATGACTATCAATGGTGCAAGAGATCCACAAGCATCTGCTCAGGCGGTTAAACGAAGCCAAGAAAATGCAAACATTATCATGGCTAGAAATGCGGTAGGTCCTGTTGTGTAAATACTAGTTAACTAAGAATTCTTTCAAAAAATCAATTCGTTGTTTAATTAATATGGTTTGGCAATAAAGATCTGTTGAAATCGTTGCAGGGCTACCTTGAGTATCTGCAACAACAAAATCACCACACTGAGCTTCCTTGAACGCTAACCATTTTTTTTGAGATGCGTCCAACTCTTTTTTTGCTTCAGTTGAAGTGTAGGCTTTAGAATAAATGCTATTAAGATCTTTTTTTAAACTAGTTACTTCATTTGATAGACATTTTTGTCCCTCAAATGAATTTTGTGGATTGGTACAATCAGCCCAAGCCCCGCCACTAATTAAGATTGTTAGAAGGAATATTTTTTTCATTTATTAACGCCTTGTTTAAGAGTTTAAAACTGATAGGACAATTAATGGACAAAGGAACCCATTGAATCTCCAATGCAGTTAAATGTCAGTAGGAAAACTTACTAGTATTTATAGATAGAGGAGTAAAGAATGCATTAGCCTAATCTTCAAGGCTTTCTGGTGAATCTACACGTATGAAATCCTTTCCATATGTTGAATATTCATCCTTTTGTATTGAGTAGCATACTTTTACATTGTCATAAGAATTCCGATAAGAATCTACGCTACCTTTTATGCATAGATACGGATTATTAACAGAGTAAGAAATTATTGGCGGTTTACCAGTTAACCCGCCTTTATTATCTTTAAAACCTATAATTTCATCATTAAGTGGAAGGACTAGACCATCACGGGTGTCTATAGCGACATAACGGAAACTATTAGTTTTTTTGCTCAAATTCAAAAGTATGTAGTTTGTATCAAAGTTAGGCTTTGAAGTCTTTAAAGCTTGTTTATATTTTGCAATATTTGATTTTGAACAGTATTCAAAATCATCATAGTCAAATTGACAAGTTGCGACAGCTTTGTACTCGGGACTAGCCCAAGCCCCGCTAGATAAAGTTGATACAACTGTTAGAAGTATTAGTTTATTCATTTATTAATGCCTTATTCTTGCTTCATCAGAGTATATTTAATAAAGATTTTAATGACCACCTTCGGGTGGTTTTTTTATAGGTGAGATATGACACTTAACTCAGTCTTGAATGCTGCATTAGGTTCGGTGGCCAGTTCACCATTAACTGAGCTGGCAGGCTCACTTTTATTAGCTGGTCGTGGTCGTACGATCATGGGCCTATTTGCTGATGTGACGGTTGAAGAAAAGCATAAAGATGAAATGCAAATCACAGACCATCCAACAGAGGTGGGTTCGCCAATTTCAGATCATGCCTATATGGAGCCTCCTGAAATATCAATGAAAGTAGGTTGGTCCGAAAGTGCAGGAAAGCTAAATGGTTTAGTAGGTGACTCTATACTTTCAGAAACTACTGGTCTGGTAGCAGTCTATGAAACCTTACAGCAACTACAGCGTTCAGCAATTCCTTTGGTCGTTTCTACTGGAAAGCGACTCTATACCAATATGCTGATTAAATCCTTAGGGTGTACAACAGATATTCAATCCGAAAACGTATTGATGATTGATATAACTTTTAAGAAGGTCTATTTAGTTCAGTCCTCAGAAACTATTGTACTTTTAGAAAATCAGGAAAATCCAGGTGCTACTGCAGGTGTAACAGATGGCGGTACTGTTCAGACCTCACCAACAAACGAGTCAGTCTTAAGCAAGGCTGTTTCTGCAATTTTCGGAGAGTAAAATTATGGCTTTATTTGAAATCCCACTCTCTACCGGTAACCAGAAGTTTACTGTTCAGCTTAACAAAACAGCCTGTAAGATTCGGCTGATATACCGCTTAAATCATTGGTATTTAGATATTCTTGATACTGCAGAGAAAACTTTAATAGCAGGGCTGGCACTTAATGCTGGAACTGATCTTTTAGAGCAGCACCAGCATCTTATAAAAGGTTCGCTTTTTATCATCAATTCAAATGAAGATGAATCACAAGGTTTCTTTGACTTGGGGAAAAAGATCCGTTTGTACTGGAGAGATCCAACATGACATTACAATGGGGACGAAAGTGGAAGTTAAGTATTCAAATAAATGAGGGACAGCCTGAGGCAATAGATCTTTCTGACTTTAAGATTGTATTTCATATAGGACAGGCAACAGCATCAACACCTAAAGCTGCAGAGATTTATATCTATAATCTTTATACATCCACTATGAACCGGCTTGCTGGACTAGATAACGAAAAAATTGACAGTAAAGTAGTTTTAGAATGCGGATATTCACTTGGTCCATTAGAAACCATTTTTAAAGGTAGAGTCTTTCAATATCGGCGTGGTCGTGACAATCCTACAGATACATGGCTTTGCATTCTTGCTCAATCTGGAGACAAGTTGAAACAAGATGCAATTGTGAATCAGTGTGTACCTGCAGGCACTACAATTGATGAAACTGGAAAGGTCTTAGTAGAAGAGTCTGCTAAGAATGGGGTTGATGTCGGTGAAATTGCAGAACTTAGCCAGCAAAAATATCCGAGAGGCCGGGTACTTTTTGGCTCGCTAGAGGATAACCTGCGTCAAGTTTATGAAGAGAATAATATGATTTTAGATTTCTCTGATGAAACGCTAAATACTATTCCAGTGATTGGCTATACCGTTGCGCCTGTGCAAATATTGACAGCCAGAACCGGTATGATTGGAATGCCTCAGCTTACCATGGAGGGACTTGAAGTGACTTGCCTGCTTAATCCTAAAATGAAGTGGGGTGGGCGGGTTCAGGTCGATATGACCAACTTGCAAACAGAAGCTTATGACATTGCCTATGGTAGTCAGGGAGTAGACCAAGCTCAAAAAAATCCGAAGATGGCCACCAATGCAGGTGGCCTTTTTCTTATCAGGTCTGTTGAACATTATGGAGACACGCGGGGCAATGACTGGTACACCAAGCTAGTCTGCATTGGTATTGATGCTGTAGTACCAAAATCTGGAATTACTATTGAGTCAGTGGATGCATAAATATGGCTTTATCTATAAATGAGCGTAAACCAGATGATCTGCAAATTATAAAAGATGTGGTTCGAGCAGAGCTGGCCAAGTTCTGGACGGCTCTACCTTGTGCTGTCGAAAGTTACAATGTTGAGGCAGTAACTGTAAATGTACAGCCTCTTATCAGAATACCTGTCCGGCTACCAAGTGGCGACATTGAGACGGTGGAACTTCCGTTACTTCAAGATGTGCCTGTTATGTTTCCGTGTGCTGGGGGATTCACTATAACCCACCCCATAAAACAGGGTGATGAGTGTCTAGTTAATTTTGGAGATCGTAATATTGATCTCTGGTGGCAATCTGGAGGTATTCAAAACCCCTTTGATATGCGTAAGCATGATTTGTCTGATGGATTCGCATTCTTTCGACCTCAATCTCAAGCTAAAAAGATCAGTGATATTTCAACTGAAGATCTTGAGATCCGGAATGATGCCAATACCTGTAAAATCCAGATTACACCTAATGGCATCATTAATTTTCATGGCACTAAATCGATTTTTCATCATCCTGTTGAAATGAAAGATACTCTTACTGTCGCCGGGATTATTAAGTCTCTATCAGATGTATTCGCTAAAGCGATCAGTTTACTTAAACATAAACACGGCGGTGTACAGCGTGGCAGCAGTGATACTGACTTGCCACAATAAACTATTAGATTTTGAGGGGCGCGAAAGCGTCTTTTTTTATGCGCTATAGAAAACAAGATGAGAGTGGTGATTATCGTTTTGGCGCTGGTCTTAATGATTTTTACATAGATAGTGCTGAAGCTGTAGCACAGGCCATTGATAGCCGCTTAAAGCTATGGATGGGTGAGTGGTTTGCAGATACTGCAGATGGTACCGGATGGTCTCAAGCAATATTAGGCAAACAATCTAAAAATCTATATGAACTCACATTGCGTCAACGTGTCCTGGAAACTCCAGGTGTGACCAGTATAGAAAATTTCCAAAGCAGTCTTAATCCTGAAAACAGACATTTAACTGTTTCAATGACTGTAAATACTGTCTACGGCCAAACTTCAGTAACGGGGGCTTATAACTAATGGCTATAACCAATATCGCTCCAATCATAGATGAAAGTGGTATCCATGCACCGACCTATGATCAGGTGCTTGATTATTTTAAGCAGCAATTCCGTAATATTTATGGCAAGGATGTATATCTTGAAAATGACAGTTTAGATGGACAGTTTCTCGGAGTGCTTGCATTAGCTGTGTCTGATGTAAACGCAATGACTGTACAGGTCTATAATTCATTCAGTCCAAAAACAGCAGGTACGGAAGCTCTTACACGTAATGTCAAACTTAATGGCATTACAAGAGGTATGGCCACCTATTCAACTGCTGATATAACACTTACAGGTACACCGGGTACAGCAATTAATAATGGTTATGTAGGTGATAATAATGGTAATAGATGGATCTTACCGGCAGTCATTACTTTGCCACCGTCTGGTGAAATCACAGTAACTGCAAGGGCGGAAAAAGCAGGATCTGTATTTGCATCAGCAGGAAGTATTAATAAGATATTAAAGCCTACACGTGGTTGGCAATCTGCACTTAATAAGAATACTTCTTCAATGGGGCAGGATATTGAACAGAATGCCAAGCTAAGACAACGGCAAGCTCTATCTGTTTCAATTCCCTCTCAATCTATGTCTGATGGTTTACGTGGAGCAATACTTAACCTCCCGAACGTCACCCGATGCAAGACCTTTGAAAATAAATCCAGTAATGTGGACCAGCATGGGGTGCCGCCAAAATCCTTGTGTGTTATTGCCTATGGGGGAGATTCACAAAGCATTGCGGAGTTGATTTATAAATACAAGTCAATGGGATGCGGCTTGTATGGTAATACCAACGTCACAGTTATTAGTGCTTATAAAGATCCGGTGAATGTATCTTTTTATCGTCCTGATGTAGTGAACATAAGTTTTAAGTTGGCGATTATTACTAATGACTCATATAGCGCAGATACAGCAGATTCAATTAAACAATTGCTCTCTGAATATGTGAATGCACTGGATATTGGTGACAAGATAACGCAGAACAAGCTTTACGGAGCTTCAAATTTATACGGCGCAGAACAGAGCCGGACGTATGAAGTAAACAATATCCAGATTGTAGCGAATGGCATTAATTATGATGGAGATTATAGCTTGCCGTTCGGCTGCGTCGCCTTTTGTGATCCTGGCTTAATTGAGGTTGAGGTAACAAGTGGATGATAAAAAAGTAAGTGATTATTCAGATCTAATCACAAGCCAGCACAGGCTAAAACCAAAATACATTGAAATGATAAAAGCAGTGAACGCACCTCTCGTTGACTGCTTTAATTTTTTGAATAACTTGCATGCTCAGTACGATATCGATATTGCAGCAGATCCTTACCTTGAAACTCTCGCAAGGTGGACCGGAACACCACTCATTATTCCTGGAGCAGCACAGCTTGAATATTTTGGCTTTATCGATCAAGAAAATGCATTAACTTTCGGAGAGACAGATAATCCTGCCATTGGTGGTTATTTCCGCGAGTCTGGTCAATCGGGTACTGGCGGTCTCATTCCCAAAGGCCAATTTTTAAGAAATTTAGTTAAAGCAAAAATTCTTAAAAATAAAAGTACTGGAAATATTGAACAGACAAAAGAAATTTTCAAACTCGTTTTTGATCATGACTTATTTAAGGTCACAGATAACAACGATATGAGCGTTACTTTCACTTTTAAAACTAGAGCTTCTTCAGCCGATAAAGTACTCGTTCAACTCTTTTTCCCATTGCCAGCCGGCGTTCAACTTATTATTGCGAGTGAGTAAAAATGGCAATTATGAAATTACCTGAATTTGCAAAAGAAGGGCAAAAAAATACTGATGACTTGGACCAAGAGAAAGGCTTTCCTGTAAATATAAAACCGGCTCGCCAGTGGTTTAACTATCTATTCAACAATCTAACCAAAACAATTAATCAAGTAATTGATGAAAAAGTCGATGTAAAGAAATCATTTATAGATGCATTCGGTAGTGATGTAGATTATTACCAAGATTCATCAACAGCTCAAATTTTCAGTTCAGTAGATGAATTTCCGCTGGGTTCACGCTGTTTATATGCAAGTCAGATTGCACTTAAAAATTCTCCAGTTTTTCCTGATCAGCATATCTACGTTGAAACCAAGGCAACATATAAAAAAGATATGCCTGGAAAAATCCAGCTCGCTTATGGCTATACTTCCGGATCTATTGCTGTTCGTTCTGCCGGGACTAATGCCCCATATTCCAACTGGAATTATGTTGCAACTTTAGCAAGTAATGTTGCATCGGCAAGCAAGTTGCAAAATGCACGGACAGTGAGCTTTTCGGGTGCTGCAACCGGCTCATTCAGTTATGACGGTTCGGGCAATAGCTCATGTGTTTTGACCTTAGCCAACTCTGGCGTTGAAGCAGGTACTTATAGCTCGTCTATCATGATTCCATCTATCTCGGTCAATGCAAAGGGCCAGATAGTAGCAATTTCCCAGAATGCTATACGTGCAGCATCGACAACGCAGTCAGGTGTAGTCCAACTTGTTGATAATCTGGTTACCAAGGATGCAACTAAGGCTCTGACAGCTGCTCAGGGTGCTGTACTAAATGACACTAAAATGGATAGGGGCGAATTTGGCTTCGGTTCAGCTTCGAAGTATTCAGATCGGAACCCCGCTGCTACAGCTGATCGAGTAACTTTAGAAAAAACTCAGATGTACAGCTTCGTGGATACTGGGAGAGTATCGTATGGACAAGGCCTTGGCTGGAGCGTTGGAGCACCGGATCGTGCTAAAGCGCACTTTATACTGGGCGGTTTTCTTAATAATGAGTTGTATCATGTGGCAGTTGATGACATATCAAAACCAGCAGAGCAGCGTACTGTTTTTTATAATTGTCTTTACTCAACAGCTCATGCCGAGTTTGATCGCAAGGGTTATCTGCGTCGTATTAATCAGAATACAGATACAGTTATCACAACTGATATTAATCGTTACAGTCAGGCATTATACGAAACCAAGCTTTTCTCACCGAATGCGACTAAATACTTCTATGTGACTGATAATGACTTCGGAATGTGGAATACAGCGACAAATGAAACAGTTCCACTGGCTCCGCGCTGTGGCGGTACAGGCCGACGTGATGGAAATATTGATGGTAACGCAGCAACAGCATCGGTTTTAAAGGCAACTGATGAGCGATCGTTACGACCTGGCAACGTGACTGGAGGCGCTCTAAAGTTTAGCTTTTCAACATTGAGCGGAAATAATCAAGCCGCTGACTTTTGTGATTTACTATCACTTAACTCTTATGTTGATGGTTCTGGTGGTTTTGTTAATGCGTTGGCTTTGGGTAAATATGATCATCAAATTTGGCATTATCAAGGCAATTTCGGAGCCGATACATGGAGCGCAAAAAGACGTTTAGCTTATGTTGATGAAAATGTAGCGTCTGCAAGCAAGTTGCAAAATACACGAACAGTAAGCTTTTCTGGCGCTGCAACCGGCTCATTCAGTTACGACGGTTCGGGCAACAGTTCATGTGTTTTGACCTTGGCCAACTCTGGCGTGGAGGCAGGTACTTATGCTTCAACTATTGAAATCCCGTCTATAACAGTCAATCAAAAGGGCCAGGTCACAGGTATTTCAAAACAGCCAATTCGCTCAGCTTCTGTAACACAGACTGGTGTTGTTCAACTTGTTGATGATTTAACAACTGATGATAGCACTAAGGCTCTGACAGCAAAGCAGGGTAAAAAGCTGTATGACACTCTTAACCAGATGGCAAATAAACCGGATATACGGGCCTGTGTAAGTTTTAATAGTATCTCAAACCAGTTTATAAACAATTTCGGCTTTACAAGTGTCACAAATCTCGGCGGTGGACTATTTGAATTTACCTTATCAACGCCGGTGCCTGATGCCAACTATTCTATTTTTACAACTGTTTCGCAGTTCCGTGAAGCCACTTCTGCAACGATTGATACTGGTTTTTCCCAGACCACCACAAAATTTAGAATCAGATGTTTATGGGGTGGGGATAATACAACCGGATCATTTAATCCTGCGATTCTGAATATTCACATTACATATTAATCAAAGGTAAAACCTATGAAGATTGTTTATATGCAAGACAATGGCATGCTGGCGATTGTCGCACTAGCTGATGAAACAAATATTATTGAAGATGCACCGCAGCATGTGCCATTGGGTAAAAAGTACAAAATTATTGAAGAGGCTGAGTTGCCGGCAGACACTCAGTACCGCGATGCATGGGCTATTGATGATACAGATCTAACAGATGGTGTGGGGATAATGGCGTGATTTATATCGACGTAATAAAGAAAAAAGAAATTGATCAGACTCGGCTTAAGCCCCTGACCAGACGACAATTCAAGCTGGTATTACTTGAAAATGATCTACTTGATCAAATTGAAAATTCAATCAGTGCAATTGAAGATGACAAGACACGAGCACGGATACAGATTGAATATACAGAAGCGACTGAGTTTCATCGTATGAGTGAATCAATGAAATATATGTGCAGCCTGCTGGATCTAACAGAAGCTCAGGTCGACCAGATGTGGGAAGAGGCACTTAAACTTTAATCTATATATAAATCGTAGGCACCCAAAAGGGTGTTTTTTTATTGCCAAAAAATTAGGAGAAATAACGTGTCTGAAACTTCAGCTGCAGTAGAAACTGCAGCTTCAGCAATTGCCGGAAAAATAACAACCGCAACTGGCACAGGGGTAACTATTGTGAGCTGGTGGGCTGCAGTCGATTGGGGTTTTTGGATCGGTGTGGTGATTGGTCTGATTGGTCTATTAATCAGCCTTTGTAATACGATCTCAAACTATCGTTTTCAGAAAAAGAAAGATCAACGTGAATCTGAGATTCATCAATTAACAGTTAAAAAATTGCAAGGGGAGTGTAATGTCAAATAAGACCAAATTTACGGTCACAGTATTAGCAGCTTCGGCTGCTTTTTTTATGGGTGTTGAAAAGTATGAGGGGTACGCAGCTAAACCTTACCCGGATTCTGGCGGGGTAATTACTCAGGGGATAGGATCAACCACGAAGCCAGACGGAACAAAGATCAAGTTGACTGATCCGCCAATTTCAAGAAAAACAGCTCAGGAATGGGTAAAAGCTCATGTTTCAAAAGATGAGATTACTTTCCGCAAGTCACTTAACGGTGTGAAAGTTTCACAGACTGAATATGACGTGTACCTGGACTTTATGTACAACTTTGGCCAGACCAACTGGCGTAACTCTTCGATGCTTCGCAATTTGAAGGCCGGACAGTATGTACAGGCATGTAACTCCCTTTTGAAGTGGAAGTATGTAGCTAAGAAAGATTGTTCAATCCGTAAAAATAACTGCTATGGCGTATGGATTCGTCAGCTTGAGCGTCATAGTAGGTGTGTGGGAGCACAATAAATGTTAGATCTATTATTAGCTAAGTTTTATAAGGGCATCATCATGGGCCTTTTGATTTTTATACTGATGCTCTTCATTTTTATTTTTGGTTATGTCTGGTACGCAAACAGTTTAGCTGGTGACTTGCGTAATGCTGAAATTGCAAGTGATGCACGTGTAGAAGAGGCTTTAAGGCCATACATCGAAGCCGAAAAAGCTGCTCAAGTTCAAGCTAATGAGGAAAGTGAAGAATATGAAAAAACAAAGCAAGCTGAGCGTATACGCACAGAAACTATTATTAAAGAAGTCGAAAAAATCGTTGAGCGTCCTGTTTATCGTAACGTGTGCCTTGATGCTGATGGGTTGTCAGCAATCAATCAAGGTATCACCAGTAACTCTACCAGCTAATCTAAAACAGCCTTGTCCGGATCTACAAACATTAGATAGCGGAACAGGTGAAGCGATCTTAAAATGGGGAGTAGATACAGTAGCAAAATATAATGACTGTAAAGCTCGGCACATAGCCACAGTAAATGTTATAGAAAAGTCCTCCAAGTGAGGGCTTTTAAAAACCTCAACATATTGAAATATATAAATTAGGTTACTTCTTGGAGACTCCATATTTTCTATAAAATTTTATATAAGTTTGGAATATTTTTTCCCAAAATAATAATCTCCTAGCTAATTTTCTAAGATATTTTAATTCTGAGATCTCTAATATTTATTTAATATTTTCAACAACTTGATCTTTTTTTATTGTGTTCTTCTTTTTCTGTTTTTGCCTATTTACCTTCTCTATTTAGACTGTTTCAGTACTCTATATTATTAAGTCTTTCTTCCTTTTCCTCTTAATAATATTTTTATCAAACTATTAAGTTAATCACACTCATTTTGTTGACTGTATATGTACATTCGCATACTATTCGAAATGTAAAACCCTGTTATCTAAGATAAGAGGGTGTTTTTGTTGCAAAATGAATTGAATTCATTTTTAAGCTTTTAGAACGGTATGGGGCTAGATTAATTTTTAATATCCTGCTTACCACTCGTGCAAATATTTTAAGGTAAAAGTATGTTATCCAACCCATTGATAGAGTTGGTTTTTGAAATAAGGTTTACTCCTAAAGAAGATTTCGCAACCGAATTATTGATTGCTGTTAACAAAGTATTTGATGCCTATACAAGTATTATTCATGAGGAAGGTTTGCAGTTCCCTCAAGATTTAAAAGCTCAGCAAAAAGAATTTTATTATGTTCCTTCTTATAGAATTATTTATCCTGAATTTTTTCTTCTCATTTCTGATGGATCTTTAATAATCTTGAAAAATACGGCGATAGAAAAGTATAAAGGATGGGAGACCTTTAAAGATCTTCCATTAAAGGTGCTTGAAATCTTGAAAGAGACACATAAAGTTCATGAGGTTGAGAGATTTTCATTAAAGTACACAAATTTAATCTCTAAAGATCAAACATTAGATAAGTTAAATTTATCCATTAAAATAGGTAATTCAGAGCTAAAAGATAATGGAAAATTTTCTTTAAAAACGGAAGATAGATCTAATCATATAGTTGTGCTAACTGATATTTCTTCATCTGTTGAGATACAAAATGTTAGAGAATTTAACGATAAACCTATTAAATTATCAGGTACATTATTGATTATTGATGTAATTAATAATATAGGGCTAAAGGAAACAGATATAAAAAACATTGATGAGGAATTTTTATCTTCCTTAGAATATTTACATCATCAAGCGAATCAAAGATATTCTGAAATTTTTAAACAATAATAAGGAGAAGTAAATGGGAAGCTTAACAGTGAATCACTTAACCACTCCTACTTTGACGGGGGTAATGCTTGCTACAGCTTTGGGAAGCATGTCATTTAACACAAGTGCACATCAACCAAATCTACCTGTGCATGAATATACTTATAACCGTACAAGTTCAAGATTAGATTTGAACTCAACTATGGAGACTTTTACTTCTGTTCAATATAAAAGTTCAGATAATAGCCAAGAACTGGGTAAATTAATCGTAAATGTATTTGAAAAAGTAGCTTCTGGAGCAGCGCCTTTAAGTGATGATTTTGCTAAAATTTTATCTGATAATATTTTAGACTTATTTTAATTAAATAGGATATCAGTGTGAGTGCTGTTGAAAGAATTTCTCCATTACTTCCAAGTTATTTAACCGACGCAACAAGAGAAAAATTGGAAGCAGCACTTAAAGATTTTTACTCTAATGGAAGAATTACTCAGGATCCCTTTAGTATTCATAAAAATGAATTTTTTCTACAAGGTGATATTTTAAATAATGTTCCCTTTCCTTACTGGCATGAGAATCAATTTAGAACATATGGAAACGCTAGATGTATAATTTTAAGTAATACCTGTGACATTGATGTCCAAAATACTAGAGATATACCTTTAGATTGTATATTGGCGCCTGTATTAAGTGTAGAAAAGTATGAGGATCTTTTAGAAAGAAGCGGTATATCACCAGAAAAGATTAAACAATTTAGTAATAATTTGAGAAAATATAAGATTACTAATTTATTTCATTTACCTATAGATGATAAAGGTCAATATGCTCCTGATGGAAAAGGTTATTTAGTTCAGCTAGATAAAGCTTTTTCTTTACCAAGAACAGTTCTTGATATAAATCAGCATTTGAAATCCTTAAACCAATTTTTCTCTTATTTATTTACATTTCAGCTTTCAGTGAATCTATGCCGTTTTCATGATAAAGTCGATAGAGAAGAAAATATTTGTTATTAAGACTATACTTTTTAAGTAAATTATTTATATAGCTCTATAACTACTTTACCTTCTAAAACCCTATATTTGCTTTCATTCCAAGAGTAATTATTTATTATTCTATCTCTACTGCAAATTATATTGATATCACATCTACAGTTTTTTAGAAGGTTAAGATCTATAAAAATATAATCTTTATTATAATAAACTATTTTTGGATCTATAATTGGGAGGCTATTCTCAATAAGCTGTTGTTTGAGTATATTAAAGTTTTCAATATTGCTGTAATTATTAAGAGTTTTAAGTAAATAATTAATGCTTGAGCTCATAATAATTAATATTAAAATGCTAATTAAATATAATATTATATTGAAAATTCTTTGATTTTCTAAATATAGAAAATTCATATAATCATCATAACAGTAAAATTGCTCATCTTTTTTTAAAATAGTAAAGAAAATAAAACCTAAAGAATAAATTAAATATAAAAAAATTAATATTAAATTTAACTTGGAGAATAAGTTTATAAATATACTTATAGGATTAGAGTAATCAAAATTGGTACTATTTATAAATAATAATAGAATTATAGTAAAGATATATATAGAAAATTTAAAGAAACTTTTAAATTTTGAATCTTCTTTCTTAATTTGAGGTATTAAGTGTGAAAATAAAAAAATATATAAAAAACATAGGAAAAATCCTAAAAGGGCAATAATTACCATTAATCCATCTGAAACTACTTGTGATACTGAAAAAAAGCGAACAAAAGTGAGCTGCATATCTGCTAAGAACCATAGCTGATAGCATCCACCAATAATAGTAGGAACCAGTATTAATATAGTCAGATTTGTTTTTAAAAATTCCCAAAGTTTTGGTAATGAAAAACTTAACTTTTTTCTAAAGGTGAAATTTGGTAAGTTACTTTTATTACTCATTTAATCTTAACCATAATCAATAAATTAAATCTTTATTATCTATACACATTATACTAAATTTTAATATTTACTGTAAAAGGTATATATAAAGAATAATATAAGATTTATAAAATGGGCATAATTATCTAATTATGTAATTAATAAAAAGTTATATAAATTCATCCTTAATAAATTTTTCAATATTATTTCTCCAATCTTTAGAGAAATCTCTTCTTTTACCTTTCTCAAAATATATTCTGTTTTTTATAAGTTTTTTAACTTTATCTGACAGAATAACATTCTCAATCATATTCATTGCTTTTTGTAGATCTTCAAATGAAACTTGAACATAGCCATCCGTTACATCATTAGAATTATCCTCTACAGTATGATTAATTAGCCTTTTGATAGTGTAGCTACCAATGGCCAGACTATTTGCTATCGAACTGAAGGTTCTGCGTAAATCATGATAGGTAAATTGAATACCTGAATTTTCAATAACCTTTTTTCTGGCTGCACGTCTATCTGTTAAATGGGAATTTTCGCCACGCCCCGGGAAAATATATTTTGAGTTAGAACGTTTTTTACGTTCTTTCAAGATATACCAGAGCGTTTCACCCATTGGCAGCATCAGATCCTCACCGTTTTTAGTGTCAGTAACGGTAATAGTTCCATACTTTAGATCTACTTTAGACCATTCAGCCGTTTCAGCTTCATTTCGACGAAAGCCAGTTAGAGCGATCAGGAAGAGAAAATCTTGGTTTGTATAAGCATACATATCGTCATTTTGATGACCTACCCATGTAGTAGTAGCAACAGCATAGGCCCAATCTTCACGTTGATCTGAACGAATATAATTCTTTCTACGCTTAATCGTATTCCAAGCATTCAGCTCATATAGTGCAGCGACTGGATTATTGCCCTTTATGATCTTCTCGCCTTTGTCATCGGTGTAGTATTTTTTTGAATAATTGAATAGGGCAGAGAAGAACTTCATTGCCAGGTTCGCTTGTGCATGGCCAACACTGGAGTCTGAAAGCGATTTATGTTTTGTATGAATCATCTTTTCAGTGATTTCATTAATTTTTAAATCTTTCCAGTCTGCAAGATAACTGTTAGTACACTTCGTATATGCAGTAATTGAATCTTTAGCCAGAGTTTTATTCTTTTTATAATTCTCAAAGGCTTCACTAACAGTAGGAATTTTTTTAAATAGACTTTGTTCATAAATAGACTGCTGCTTGATATTTCTCTTCTGGGCAACCGGATCTATACCTTTGTCCATGTTGAGCAGTAAATCTTTAGCTATGGTACGAGCTTGCTCTAAAGTATAAACACCATGCTTTCCTATTATTTTTCGCTTAGCTCTACCATTAGGCATTTTCTTTTCAACAAAGTAGCTTTTCACACCACCTACACAAATGCCAAAGCCTGTCGTAACTGTATCCCGGTAAAAAACCTGCTTTTCTGGTGATAGAGGAATAGAGTCAATAAAGGTCTTGGTGAGTTTTTCGTGTGGCAT